AGCAGCAACTACTAGCAATGATCAGCAAGCAAATGTTAATGACGGAATGTACGGTGTATATATCGAAGGCAATACAGCACAGATATACGGCAGAGGTGCGATAGGTACTGTAAATTGGAGAGATAATTTTTACAAATATCCAGGTACATATCAAGCAGGTATTAGCAGAATATATCTAACAGATCTAGATAATGATGCAACAGTTACTGGTACATTTACAATAAATGAATTAAATGAAACTGTTATGTTAATTGACTGGGACACTGATAGTTTTCCTGATGACGATATCATATCCGGACCGAGTGGCGATAGAACAAGTATAGATTTTATCATTGATCCTACAAAAAATAATCCTACAAATATTAAAACTGTAGGTGCTAGAATATTATTGTTAGAAGATGTAAGCAGTGACGAAGCAACACAATATCCAGAAGCGTGGAAAAACAACGACGGTAGTGGATTGATTGCTAATGCAAATGATATTGTTGAATGGGATGGTACAAAATGGGTTGTAATTTTTGACTCTCAAAATACCACATCTACAACATATATAACAAATCTTACTACCGGAAAACAATATAAGTTTAGCAATAGTGAGTGGTTACTAAGTGTTGAAGGTGAATATCCAGTTGGCACATGGAGACTCGACCTCTACGGCTAATTATTTTTATGAACAAGATAATTTGCAGTGGTGCTCTCTTTTATACCCTAGATACTAATCGATTCTTATTTTTGCATAGAGCAATTAAGAAGAAAAATCTATGGGGATTAGTCGGCGGAACAACTGAAGGTAGCGAAACGCCGTGGGAAGGATTAATACGAGAAATAAACGAAGAAATAGGTTTTTTACCAGATATTAAAAAAACTATTCCTTTAGAAACTTTTATTTCTTACGACGAACATTTTCATTTTCATACATACCTATGTGTTATTAAAGAAGAGTTTATACCTCAACTAAACGAAGAGCATGACGGTTATGCATGGGTTAGTTTTAGTAAATGGCCAAAACCCTTGCACGAAGGCCTGAGAAACACTTTGCAAAGTAAGATCAATCTAAAAAAATTAGAAACAGTATTTCAAGTAATTAATGCAATTGGAGATATAGATGGCTGAAGAAAACGTAATTCGTCATGACTGGGGTATAGAAGTTGCATGGGCAGACTTTGAAACATTCGGTGCAAAAATGCTTTTATTTACAAAAGCAGGAAATAGAACAGATATGCAATTTCAAGACAAAACTGATAAATCATTTTTTGTTAGCTGTGGTCAATTTATAATAAGATATGTTGATACCGAAACAGGGCAAACTTTTTCTAAAGATTTAGCCGAAGGCGGAGTTTATAATGTTCCAAGACTGTCGCCAGTTTCTATCGAAGCAGTTGTTGAAGGTTCTACTATATCAGAAGTAAATAATGGTATAAGAACTGACGATGTATATATTGTTTGTCCAAAGGAAAGGCTAGATTAAATGTTACCTAAGTTATCAAATTCAGAAAAACTAGTTAGTGAATTAAAATTCTTTGAAGCAAAAAGTAAATCATTATCCGAAGATGATCAAAAATACATTAAAAAAAGAATTATTAGAATAAAAGAATTATCAAATAATATAGATAATGCACACGATGTAAGATTAAATGGATTTGTAAGCCCGAGTCTCATAGGAGATTCAAGACTTGAATTAAATCAAGCAAGGTATGAAATTTTTAAAAAATTACAGGACTGATAAACGCTTTACAGTTATTTGACCAACCATTCCTGAATGTACTTGGCATTGGTATCTATATGTGCCAGAAATACTTTCTTGAACTCTCCAGTATAATGTTCCTTGATCTTTACCTTGAGCAAGTGCTCCTTCACTAACTGTGCCGTCTATATCTACATGTACTAATCCAACGTTATAAGCATTTCCTACTGCATTTTGGATTTCTAAAGGATGCCCAGATATTCCTGCAAGATTAAATGCAATTGTAGTTCCTGCTATTACTACTATACTTGGATTATTTCCAGCATAGTGACTAGGAATTGTATAAGCGATAGTGCCATCATTGTCAAATTGATACATTGCTATTGCCGGTTCATATATTTTATCTACAGTAAGTCCAGTTGGTATATCAGTAAGCTCAGTAAAGGCACTACTGCCTCCGGCACCTGTAGCATCTGCTGCATTTGCCCACTGGATTCCGTCCCATTTTAAAACTTGTCCTGTTTGTATTGCATCAATTGTAACATCATCTAAGTCAGCAAGTGACCCAGCACCGCCTCCGCCTCCAGCGACTGATGTAAAGCTAAACGAACCTGCGCCGTTGGTTGTTAAAACTTGACCATCTGTCCCGTCTTCGATTCCTAGGTCTAATAAATCATTAGGAATTATACCAGTAGTATCTGTAAGATCACTTATGTCACTTGGTATTTCGCCTGCGCCTGTATCAAACGCCGCAGATATTATATTCCAAGTTGTGCCATTCCACTTCCAAGTATTGCCACTACTTGTATATACATCATCCGGTGCTGGATTTATTGGAAAATTTAGTGCCATATTTGCTTACCTCTACTCATATTTATTCATTTATTAAATCTTAATGTTAAACCATTTGTAAGTGCTATAGATGCAGTAACAGCTTGTCTCGGTCCTGGTATAAATCTAGCATCAAAAGGCCCTGGATACAGTACCCTTGCTGGGCCGCCTTCTAAACTATTATAGTCTAACCAGTTTGCATCGTTAGCTGTTGTGCTTTCAACTCCGTAATAAAAATCTGTAGGATCTTGCACATCAAGAGATGCTATCCAATTTTGTACTTCTTGATAAGTCCAATCTCTATTATGTTCTAGTATTGTAGCTAAAAATCCTGCTACTATAGGACATGCTGCACTAGTGCCGCTAAATGCACAGTCGTATGCAGGAATTTCTAATGTGTCATAAGTATCTGCACGTATTCCTTCGTTTAGATAATTTTTGTTAGCTGCTAGTGTTCCATCGGCAGCAGCATACACATCAATTCCATTTCCTCTGTCACTATAATTCACTTTACGTTCTAAATTTCCAACTGCATAGTCATCATCTAATGCACCGATGTTTATAGTTTTGTATGTGACTTCTCCGGTCCCCCCGTCAATAGCTTTGCCACCTTGTTGTGGAAATCCACGTCTATTGGTTGTGCCGGTTACTGCAACACCAAATTCACTATAATTACTTTCTTCTAATGTATCGTCACTATTGGCACTAATATAATTATCAAAATCTGGATGGCCCCAATTAACTTGCTTTTGATTACTATTTCCTGAAGCAACAACAAATAATACACCGCTATCAATAAGTTCGTCTAGTGCAGTTGTAAGTGAGTTAGTTTTCATTTCTGATTTCCAACGACCACCGTCACCTGTTACGCCCATATTAGAAATAAAATTTGGTTCATTTTCAATACCGTTGTATGTAACTGCTAGATCGTTTCTAAAATGATACCATCCTGGGTTATCACCTTTGCTTGAACGATAACCCCAACTATTTGAACTTATTGTAGGATTTCTATTTCCAAATTGTGGATTAATAGGCTTATATAAATGAAAAGCTTTTTGTATATCGAAACCTGTTTCGATACCTGCGCCGTAAGAGCCGTATAAATCTAGCATCCATTTATTAGCATTATACGCCCAGCCTTGTGTTCTTCCGTATGTTAAAGCACAACATGGTGTTCCGTGCTGTCCTTCACTATTTGGATTAGGCTGTAAAGTGTTATCACCTTGTGTATTATTTCTAGTATAAAGCGGCGATACAGATATAGAACCGATAGGAATAAACTGCGGACTTCTGTTTCCTGGATTTAGCCACCATTGTCTTGCTTCTGCTTCAGTGGGCACAATAGTGCCATCAAATCGTGTAGTTAGCCGGGTGCCAGGATCTTCATTAAACCAGTCAGGGTCTATATAATACGGTCCGTCTAAATATACATCTAAAATATCACAAGTACCATTTCCTGGTAGAAGATTGCCGCCTACATAGTCTGCAGGTGATTCAATTGCAGATCCGTCTTGCTCTAGTCTTACATTATTTTGGAATTCTGGATGCCCTATCCAACAGCCTTCGTCGGCAACTATTACATCGATATTTTTTCCACTACCGTATTGAGAAATTGTAGCTTCAGGAACAGCATTATCTGCTAAACTATTATCTACCCATGGATCTAAAAACTGTTGGTGTCTATATAATTGATATCCAGATCTGTTAGCATCTGTCGAATCAGTATTAACCGGAAGTGTATTGCTAGTTTCAAACTCTCGATAATTTTTTATTGTGCCGGTATATCTTTGAACTAAGGTAGGTCTAATACTTTGAAGTTCATCTTGTGGTGGCTTATATTCATCATACATAGAATAATCTATATTAATAAATTTAATTCTGCTGTCACTCTTTAGTAGATTAGCTTCAGTGTCTGTTAATAAAAAAGTTCCTCTAGTAGGACTGTGCAGTTTATCATCATAACATGTACATTCTCTATCCGGAATATAATCTTCACTAGTTTTAGCACATAACAAGTCATGTACTTCTACAAACTGTTCAGCTGTATGTGTTCCTAATTGATAGTATTTTTCTTCGGACATTTTTTACCTTAAACTATTGGAGTTGTGTCTATACTTGCCCATGCGCCATTTACATATGCTTCTAATCTATTATTAGTAGTGTTATAAATCATGTCTCCATTTTCAGCAATTAATGCGTCACGACCTGTGTCATCGAAACTTGCTAATTTAAAAGGAGTAGTTGTAATACTTACTCGAGTAGTACCTGTCAATAATATTTCATTATCAGATACAAGTTCTGGAGTTCCAGAGCCCGATGTTATAATATCACCTGTTGCAAGAGTCAAATCGCCACTTAATAAAAGATTTGGAGTTATAGTAATGTCACTAGCATCTGATGTGTTTATAATGCTGTCTGTAAATGTAACATTTCCAGTGTCGCCGCCTCCGCCGCTTTGATTTATAAATTCAAATGTTCCATCGGCATTGGTTGAAAGTACTTGCCCGGCAACCCCATCAGTAATGCCTAAGTCTAATAAACTATCTGCAATCGGAATCGAAGGTTGTACCCATTGACCGCTATCAACATCTACCAAATATACATATAATGCACCGGAACTAGCATTAAACCAAACACTTCCGTTTTCCGGTTCTTCTGGCGGTGTTGCACTTGCTGTAACACTAGCACTTCCCGACCCAGTGCCAGGTAGGGCAGTTGTAATTTCAGCTCCCATTCCTGTATGATTTGAGCAATAATAATATAATGTTTCAGAAGTTGCAATATCAATATTAATTAATACTTTTCGCACTGTTGCTCTTTGAAATCCACTTTCATATTCAACTCGCGATACTTCAATATCATCTAGTATATACCTTACACCTAAGGTGTATTCTGTGCCCGATCCAGTATCTCCGTTAGGATCATCTGCACTAAAGAATAAAGGATGTTGATTGTTTGCGCCGCCTGTTTCGTTAGGATAAAACACATTAGTAGGATCAGATTGATCAAACACATATGTGTAGCCCTTTACAAAATTTAAATCTGGCTTATACTCAGAATTTATATAAAATTTATTACCGGTATCGTCGCCTTGTGCTGCCCCAACAGTTACAGGATATGTTATAGCAGCAATGTTAGCAGAACTTGAATTTCTTACAAAACTACTGTCTGTAACAACTTCAAATCCGCCACGATTAATTGTTCTTCCGCTAAAAAGTCTTAGTGTGTTGGTTTCTTTTGAAAAGAATACTTCGCCACTAGACCCACTAGCTCTATCTAAGAATTCTTTAGCTCTTGGAATGATCCTTATGCGATCAACAATAGGTGCGTTTGTACCAGCCATTACTTATCTCTCCATTATATACTATTTATGCTTGACTGTTGTGAAAAAATGTTATATAATAAGATATGAAATATTTGGTTACAGGCGCTGCTGGATTCATCGGCAGCAATTTAGTTAAAAAACTAAACACAGAAGGACACACAGACATTGTTTGTGTTGATGATCTTTCGCAAAATAATATTCAAAACATACAAGGGCTATCATATTCAGACTTTGTTTCAAAAGAAGACATAGAAAGAATATTTCATAAAGAATTTGATACTGTATTTCACTTAGGCGCTGTTTCAAATACAAGAGCATCTAACTGGGATGAAATATATCAAAACAATATTGTTTTTACAAAGCAACTTTTTGATATGACACGTCATAGAAACTTTGTTTTTGCTAGTAGTGCTAGTGTATATGGAGACAGTAAGAATACACTAGAAACATCAACTAATGAAGCACCTAAAAATCTTTATGCTGCTAGTAAGTTGATCTGCGATAATTGGTTAAGACATCAAGGATGTCAGTATCAAAGTTGGAGATTTTTTAATGTGTATGGAAGTAGAGAAACAAGCAAGTTAGAATCAAACAGTAGTAGTCCATACACAACATTTAAGCAACAAGCATTAGAAAAGGGCGTAATAAAAATATTCGAAGGTAGTGATAAAATATTGCGTGACTTTATTAGTGTAGATGATGTAGTAGAAGTTATCTATCGTAAGCATTCTGACAATGATACATTTGTTAGTAATTTGGGCACAGGAAAACCTTCTAGTTTTAGTAACTGGGCAGGATTAATTGCTTCTAAATATAACGCTAAAATTGAACTCACTGAATTTCCTAATGATCTAAAGAAAGGCTATCAGTATTACACTTGTAGCAACAATTCTACTTTAAATACCCTTATAGACTATAAGTTCAAAACACCTGAGGAATGGTTTAACAAATATGACTAAAGTTCTAGTAATAGGCGATATAATCATTGACAAATATATTTACGGTACAAGTACTCGGATAAGTCCCGAAGCTCCTGTTCCTGTAATTACATATAAGCGTGAAGTTGAAACACTTGGCGGTGCAGGACTTGTATATGAGAATCTTAAAAGTTTAGGTGTTGATGTTGAACTAGTTGATATCTTCGACAAAGTAAGTGTTAAGACTAGAGTAATTTGTGACGGACATTATATTACACGCATTGACGAAGATTATCACGCAGACAGCAAACAATTACTTGATTATATTCTATCACGAGATTTTAGTGATTACGAGTATGTTATCCTAAGTGACTACAACAAAGGCACATTAGACGAATCTTTAAAAATTATCGAACATCTAAACACATTTGGTTGTAAGGTAATTGTAGATCCTAAAGAACACGCAAATCATTATAAAGGTGCTTGGCTTGTAAAACCTAACTACAAAGAGTTTGGAGACTTTGGATTTACTAACTGGGGCGGAAATATCATCACTACTAATGCTGGCGATAATGTTGTTGCACTTATAGACAGCAAAGTGTATGACATTCCTGTAGATAATCTAGAAGTAGCAGATGTTACAGGAGCAGGCGATTGTTTCTTGGCAGCATTTGTGTATGGATTAACTAGAGGATATGACTATAAAAAATCATTAGAAGTAGCAGTCAAAGGTTCTACACAAAGTGTAAAACACAGCGGCACTTATATTCTAAACACAAATGACCTAGAAGAACGTGTAATTTTTACTAACGGTGTATTTGATATATTACACAAGGGGCATTTTAAATTGCTTAACGAAGCTCGCAGTTTAGGCGATAAACTAATTGTAGGTATTAACAGCGATGCTAGTGTAAAAAGATTAAAAGGTGAAACACGCCCTATTAATAATCAAATGAAACGTATCAGTCAGCTAGAAATTTTACCATGGGTAGATCAAGTAGTTGTATTCAACGAAGATACACCTTACGAATTAATTAAAGAATTAAAGCCGCATGTAATTGTAAAAGGCGGCGACTACACAATAGAAACAGTTGTTGGGCACGATTTAGCTGATGTACATCTAGTACAAACTGTAGAAGGTTATTCAACAACAAGCATTATAGAGGCATCACAATGACAAGACTAGAAGGCGAAGTAAAAAAAGGTTGGGGCAGTGAAACTATTTTCGCTACTAATGATCTATATTGCGGTAAGCTACTAAACTTTAACAAAGGCGCAAAATTTAGTATGCACCTCCATAAAGAAAAAGATGAAACTTGGTACGCACTTAGTGGAAAGTATTTAATTACTATTATTAATACTAAAGATGCTAGTCAAAAAGAATTTACATTTAATCAAGGCGAAACGTGGCGCAACGAACCAATGCTGCCTCATCAAATTATGTGTATTGAAGCAGGTACAATTATTGAAGTAAGCACACCGGACAGTGTAGAGGACAATTACAGAGTAGGAAAAGGTGACAGTCAAAGATGAGTAATTTATGGGTATTCGGTGACAGTTATACTGTACATAGTGATAAAAATAAAGATCTGTTATGGCCTTCTAAATTAGCAAAAAAGTTAGATGTTAAAAATTTTAATAATTGGAGTCAATATGGTGTATCAAACGAATATATTTCATCCGGATTTAATTTACACTCCCGTAACATACAAAAAGATGACTACATTATTTTTATAGTTACCTGGAAAGGAAGAAATTGGTTCTTTGAAGATCATCCCGAAATGTCTAACTTAAATATGGTAAATTCAGACGCTATAGTTAATAAAAAATACGGCCGAGAGGCTAAAAAAGCAGTAAAGTATTTTGAACAATATTTAGAAAGCGAACGGCTTGCAAATATAAAATTACAGTGGTATTACGGTTATCTTCAGTATTTAGAAACAATATTTCCAAACTTAATGATTATTCCTGCATTTAATAACGAATTTCATTATGATAATAATTTCGAAGTAAAAGGGACTCTATTTGACATAGGATTTGACGAATACAAAACTGAAGAAATTGGAGAAGAAATTTTTTTAAAAAAATGGAAAAGATTTGATATGAGAGCCGGACATATGTCAGTTGTAAATCATGATATTATGTGCAAAAAAATCTACGACACATTTACAAAAAATGTGCCGCTGGATTTAGATTCTGGATTTGAAAAAAACTTTATTAATTTACAAAACTATAATGAATTCGAAACAGTCGATAGAACTCATTTATTAGATTTATAAGGATCGTAATCTGGATCATCATCCCATACTGGTTTAGATGCTAGACCGTCTCTTAAATCTTCCCAATTTGACGGCCTTCCTTTTTCCGGACGGAGATATAGATCTTCAGGTTTAAAATCAGGGTTGTCTCTAGGATCAGGCAATTCTGATTCAGCTTTTTCCCACGAAATATGATAGATTTGTTTTAACTTTATTGTAACCCATTCTTTGTCATCATCATTCCATAATGTAATAAGTGATTCAGGATCATTTCTAGCCGACTGTGGTTCTTCTGGAGCCATATCTTGTACAGGGGGTTCTGGTACAACATCAGACTTTAATGTCATATTGACTTTGTACTTTACCTTATGATTTGCCATTTGAACACTTTCTCTAGCAGGAAATCTTTCAGGCATGTCTTCTTCATCAACAAAATAATCTACTTCTGCATAATATTTTGAAAATTTATACAACAGCCAATGCTGATTGGCATACCATTTTTTTAAGTTCATGTTAAACATATGATGTATTCTCCGTATATTAACTGGTTCCCATTCTTCGTCATCAGCATCCCATACTGTAATTGTAGCTTCAGAACTATCAGGATCATTAGATGGTGCGTTGCCGCCGCATGGAACTATGTCAGGACGTAAAGTCATAACATAAGACTTTACAGTGTCGGCTGGATGATTTACACGTAGATCACTAGGAACTTGTCCTCCGCCTTTTCTTTGAGGGATGTGTCCTCCAGTTTCTATGTAGCATATATTGTTTTCTAGAAGGTATAAAAAATGCGGTTTCATCATTTTTACTTCTTCATCGGTAAGATATTCTTCTGCCGATTCTGGATACTTTGCTGCCCACTCAGCATCGCTCATTACTTTTAAATCTTCGTCCATTTGTTTTGAGATAGGATCTTGTTCTAACTCGTTTAGTCTTCTTGTGTATAGATCAACTTCTTCTTCTTCATTACTATATTTCATTTGTTTTCCTACAATAATTTATTTTCATCTACAAAATATAAGTGATTTAACTCACTGTTATTTAATACTTCTAATGCTTGTAATTTTGTTTGCACCAACGGCTGTCCTGCTAGATTAAAACTAGTATTAAGTAACATCGGACAGCCTGTTAATTTATAAAATTCTTGTAATAAATCATATAAAAATCCATTATTTACTGTTTGTATTCTGCATGTTGAATCTACATGTACTATACCAGGAACCATATTTAAAGTATGAGGTTTAGCATTGAAATTTATAGTCATGTATTCTGATTTCTGATATCCCAATGTATCAAAATATTCTTCAAAATATTCTTCTAATATTACGCCTGCAAATGGCCTATACCATTCTCTATTTTTAATTCTATTAACTATTTCTTTAGTGTCAGCATTTCTAGGATCAAACAATATCGATCTATGTCCTAAAGCCCTTGGACCTGCTTCTGGACTACCGTTAAAAACAGCTAAAGATTTTTTATTAATTAGTATATCACATAGCTCTTTTATATTTGTTGTACTTCCCTTATTTACTACAGTGTCATTGTAGTAATGATAAAAATTGTTATCAACACCTTCTACCCAAGTATTAGTGTTTTCATATTGTTTTAATATAGTAGCACCTAAACTTATTCCTGTATCGTCAGCATTAGGTTCAAAATAGAAATTTACATCAGGTAAATTTTTAATATAGAAATTATTAGCTACTACATTTAACCCGTATCCTCCTACTATACATACATTTTTTACACCAGTCTCATTAACATATTTTTTTATCAACGATAACATTTCATTTTGAGTTTCTACTTGTACTTGTTTAGCTTTATCAGCATAGTACATGTAGTTATTTTCATTAACATCATCAGTGATGTAATTTATACTATCGGAAAAAGTTACTCCTAACTCATTTCCAATATAGCCAGTAAATTTTTCACTAATAGGCATATTATCAACAAATAAGTTTTCAAAATTATCTTTTGTGCTATACGAAGATAATCCCATAGTTTTACCATTTTCTAAAGGATGTTGTCCTATTAGTGTAGTTGCAGCTTCATATACTTTAACAACCGAATACTCACTATCACAAACTACTTTGCAGTCATAATATTCCTGTATATTATTCTTAATAATATGTTTTTGATTTGTTGGACCTGTTATAAAAAAGTTTTTTTGTAAATGATTAATACTATCTTTATTAACTCTATACACGCTTTCACATTCTCTTGCAACATCGTGACCATCTATATAAAAAGACGAGCCGTTTCTATCAACAACAAACACTAATGCTTCATCAAAGTTACTATTTGAATATGCTAAAGCCATATGACAATCATGATGTTTTAAATCAGAATAATTTTCCATTCTTTTATCAAAAATTTTATTAATATACATTGATAAAATACCTTCAACATCATGTTGAGAATTTGAAGGAGTGCAATAAAGGACATGATCTATGTGTTTTGTGTTAAGAGACCGAAACAACTCTAAAGATTTAAAAGGTACTTGATCTCTTTTTACACCAGTAAGGCGTTCTTCCTTACAAAAGAACTCTATCTTTCCGTTGTCAATACAACATACTGACGAATCGTGTGCAACAGAAAATGCAAGTATTCTCATTTACTTTTCCTGATTTTTTATATAAATTAGTTTTTTATATTCAGGAAGATACAAGTATTCAATATCACTCTTATCTAGTGTATGAAAGGCGTCTTCAAGTGTTTCCACTAAAGGATCTCCTCCGAGATTAAAACTAGTATTAAAAATAATAGGGCATCCTGTTTTTTCATAAAATGCCTTTATCAACTTATAATAGTTTGGATTTTCATCTTCTGTAACAGTTTGAATCCGGCAAGTTCCATCAACATGAATGATACTAGGAATTTTTTCTTGTATTCCAGGTTGGCAATTTACAGCATACATCATATGAGGAGTCTCGTCTATACCTCTTAGATCGAACCATTCATGTACATGTTCTTTAAGAATTGATCCTGCAAAAGGCCTAAAGTATTCTCTCTTCTTAACTGTATTAACAAAATCTTTCCCATTTGGATCTGTTGGATCATACATAATACTTCTATTACCTAAAGCTCTCGGACCATTTTCACATCTTCCTTGGAATATAGTTACAATATTCTTGTCAGTTATTAAATCTACAATTTCCGAATCTGTAATGTCATTAGTAACTGTTGCGTTATATTTCGAACCTAAGATATCGAAATCAGAGTCTAAATAATTATACTCTGGTCCCAAGTATAATGTAGAATCTAGATTTTCAACATTTCCAGTACTTAAATAATACGCCCAATATGCAGCGCCTAATGCTGTGCCCGCATCATTTGATATAGGTTCGATATACAGTTCTATGCCTTCATCTTTTAGTTCTTCTAAATAATGATAGTTAGCAACACAATTTAATCCATAGCCACCAGTAATTACAACTTTTTTATTTCCAGTCATTTCTACTGATTTTCTAATCATATCTAAAACAGCATCTTGTGATTGTGTTTGACAAGCATATGCAATATCTTTTGATATTGAATAATCGTAGGTTTTCTTTCCTTCTGCAT